CCGTTTATAAGTCCCTCGTGTTCAACTTCAAGACCGCTTTTATAAATTGCCATTCGGTACTCGCCAGTGTTGTAGTCGTCCTCAAGCCTTACATAGCCGATATGTGAACACAGCCAGTTGCGTAAGTTCGCTACCTTTGTCGCAAAGTTCGCTTCGTTCAGGTCGTATATGCCAGCCTTGTATGTTACCTCTATGTTCTTGAAGCGTCCCTGATCCAGAGCATACGCACCGTTTCTGCCGGGTATCTCAAGCATTTCAACAGCACGCTCTGGCGCATTAAACACGCCCTCGCCTGTAAGGTACACATCATATGCAGACGATGAAACACCGCCGAATGTAAATGTCTTATATGGCGCTATGCCCATGCCTGTGTCCTCCTCTTCTGTGCCTGTATCAGTTTCTGTTCTACTGCGTTTGCAAGTTCGTTGACGCTCATGCCGTCACTTCCGTATACATTCATGATGATGTCGCCACCACCACCGCCAGATACGGCGCTTGCTATGTCTTTCATAAGTCTGTTTCTGCCGTAGAGTATCTCATCGCCGGCTTCTCCAGCGCCAAACAAAGTAGCATTACTGAACATATAAGGGTTGTCCATTGCTTTTTTGTTCCACGAAACGCTGATTTTAGGCTTTTTACCAAGACCTCCGATACCAAACGGTGGTTTACCGCCCTCAATCTTGATTTTAGGTATTTTCAGGTTCTTGAATATTTTGCCAATGTTCAGTGGGAACAAGCCCTTGAGCTTATCCCAAATGCTCTTTATTTTCGTCCATGCGTCTGTGAACGGCTTTGTTATCGCTTGTTTTAACTTGCCGAATGTTGCCTTTACTGACGCAACCAGTACTTTTGCGTATGCCTTTATCTTGTCCCAATTCTTATAAAGCACTACACCTATGGCTACGCACGCTGCTATGGCTGCTACTATAGCTGCAACAACGCCTATTACAGGAAGCAGTGCAACATCAAGCGCAGTCGCTACTGCAGCAAGCGAGCCGACCATACCTATAAGCGAGCCTATAAACATAAGCAAAGGCCCGGCTACTGCAACTATACCGGCAAGTGCCAAAGCAAACTTTGCAATGTTAGGGTGTTCTTTCATGAAGTCTATAAACTGTTGGATCTTCGGCAACAAGTTATCCTGAAGCCACGATACAAGGTCAGCAACCGCCGGCAGCAGTATTCCACCTATCTCCTCGCCCATGTCGCCAAGAGCATTCTTGGCTTGCTGTATCTTACCAGCATCTGTGTTGGCAAGTTCCTCATTCATGTTGCCTGTTTTCTGTGCAACTATGTCAGCAAGGATAGCAGCCTTTTCTTCTGCTGACGCATTGTCAAGCATTGCCTTCTGATTGTCCGTCAGAACGATACCGTTACGCTCAAGTGTCGTATAGTTGCCATTAAGAGCCTTACCAAATATCTTAGCAGCAGCCTCAGCGTCTTCCTGAGTCGCATTTAAGCCTTTGGTTTTAGCAAGGTAGTTATCCAGTGCCGGCAGTATGTTGTTAATTGCCTCTGGAGTATCTGAATACTGTGCCAAGACCGAAGCACCGGCTAATGTAACTTCATCGCCTATTACGCCCACCTGCTGGAGTGCGCCTGCATAGTCAATAGTCGCCTTTGCAGCTTTCTTGCTTGCGCCCATGTTCTTCTTATAAACGCTTGTCAGCTTCAGTTCCGCTTCAGCCTGCTGCTCATAACTGTCAATGAGTTTCGCTCCGGCATAGATACCAGCCATTCCCCAGACAGATGCAGAGGTTGTGATGTTTCGACCGACAGACTTGATCTTACCGCCGACAGTTTTCATTGAATTGGCTACTGACAGTGCTTGTTGCTTTCCAACGGATCCAAAGCGTTTAAGTTCACCCTCTGCCTTTTTGAGCTGATTTTCAGTCTTGACTATTTCACGCTCAAGCTCACGGTATTGGGATGATGCTCTGTCCACTCCGGCAGCGTCCATCGTCTTCTGCATGTTTTTCAGCTGCTTCAGTTTGTCTTCCGTCTGCTGTACTGATGCTTTTAAGAGATCGAACTTCTGCTTAAGAAGAGTCGTGTTGCCAGGATTGAACTTCAGAGCCTTGTTTACCTGCTTCAGTTCCGCCTGTGTCTTGTTAAGCGTGCCTTGTGTTTTCTTTAACGCACTATTAAGTTTTGAAGTGTCCGCACCAAACTCAATGGTGATGCCTTTAATGTATCCTGCCATTAGAACTTATCAAAATCCTCCTGGGTAGCCTTGTAAGGATATTTGTATTCGTCGTTGCCCTTCTCAGTGATCATATCCTCGACCAACCCATAATCTATGTTTTCCAAATCATTAATTGACAGGCCCATTTCCTTTACTCGCAGGAAGTATAGGCCGGTTGTCATATTTCTTGTTGTCGCCCTTTGCTTCTTTTTAGGGCGTGGCAGTCGTTGTAGTCGATTCCATGTATGCGTTCAGAATGTCCTCAGCATTCTCTACAAATGCCATTGAAGGGAACTGCTCAAGCCATTCCATATATGATTCTGCGTCCAGCTTGGTCATGTCTGCCTTTTCTGCCTGCTTGTTCATAACAAAAGCAAGCTCCTGAATCGCCTCAACGCCTTCTCTTTCTGCACGCTCTTCATTACCAAGGATAAAGAACAGGTCCTTGTGGAAGATGTGCTTGTAGCGGATCACTGTCGCAGCGTTTGCTGTGAGTTCAATTTCTTTTCCGCCGATAGTCATTTTCGTATACATTGTTTTGCCTCCATATTTCTTAAACTACAAAAAACCGCCCAAAGACCGGTTAAGATCTCTGGACGGTGTAATTGCTTTTAGTCCTGAACTGTTGTGAACCAGTTAGTGTAAGCCGTTGATGCCGTATTAGCACACTGCGCCTTAACGATGTTATCGAATGCTCTTGGTGAAGCAGTGATCTCACCGCTTACTGTCTGAACTTCGATACCGTCTTCTGTAGTCGATGACTCGATGTCAGGTCTTGTCATCTTGCAGTTATACAGCGCATACTTGGTTGCGTTTGCATCTCCCTCGAACTGGAAGAGCAGAGCAAAAGCCTTAGGCTGTACATCGGCTGCTTCGTAGTAAACACCAGTCTTTGCACCAGTGCCGACTGTTTCGCCCATGATGTCAGTCCTGAATGTATCAGGAATCATAGCCGACTCGAAGTCTCCGCTGTAACCGTTATTAGCGATCGCAGTGAAGTACTTGATGTTGTCAGCATAGAAGTCATTGGTGTCACCCTCTGCGCTCAGGGACAGTGATACTGCACCTGGCCATGCTACAGGAGTACCATAAGTAACAGTGCTAGTACCAACAGTAACAGTTGCGTAGTGAACATTTTTCAGTCCATACTGTACCTTGTTAGCCATTTATGATTACCTCCATTTCGTAGGTAGTTTGATATAACTCTTCATCACTCAAAAAATCTGTTTGCTTGTACCATGTAAGACCGGCGTTCTTGAGTGCACTCTCAACCACACCCTCGGATGTGATGTCCTTTGTCTTTGTAAACAGTTCTATGTACAGCTGACGCTTATTCACGTAGTTGGAACTGTCTGCGTAAACATCATTCTCTGCAGGGAAGTAATACACAACATAAGGTGGATTAGGTGTCTGCGAAAAATGACTGTAACGCCACTCCAGGCCGATTGATGCGACCATCTGCGCTATCTCTGTTAATGTCATAATTTTGATATAACCTCCTGCATATACTTATTTGTGTATTCATCCTCTACCCTTGCGATAGTACCGGTATAGTTGACGTTCTTCGGATAATGTCCGCCATGGCCTGTTTCGTGAGGCTCTTCTAACAAATGCGTGAGCATATAGTTCGTTCTGTTATAAACAGTCTCGCTCAGCTTGAATGGTCCGCCCTTCTGGGACTTGTGAGACCACCCACGAGCATAATTGCCACCTGCAGGTGCCGAGCTCTTAAGTGTACGAACCGCTTCACGTGACACCTGCTTTGTGGTCTGCTCTGCTTTCTCAAGCACAACATCCCCATACTCAGCCAGTGCCTTTGTAAGAACCTTTTCAAACTCTTCAGGTCTAACGCGAGTCATCGTCTGGATCCTCCTCTGGTTCCGGTACTGGATCAGGAACAACTGGATCCGGAAGGAAGCCTATTTTTCTCTCAACGTAAAGTTCGAGATTGTCCCCGGTCCTGTATGTGCGGTAGATAGCATATCTGTTATTGTTATAAATAACGATTTTCTCGCCTTCATAGTCGCCAAAGAACACAGTAAATCTATATTCAGGATTCAGTTCAGTATTGGCAGCCTGATAAAACTCGCTCTGGGATATGGAATCGACCTCGCAGTAGATGTCCCTCTCGGATTCTGTAAAAGTCTCATTCCCATATGTGTCCACAGAGACTGTCTGCGCTACCAACGTGATAATATCCGATGCCATTACCCAACACTCCAATCCGTGTAGCCTGTAGCATTCATAAGCTGGGCTTTCTGCTCATCATACGATGCCTTGAGCTTGTCGTAGTTCGCTGGTGATCCGAAGCTCATACGCACATAAGTCATGACCGCCTTGTTGACCAAAGCGTCTGAAGACTCAGGTACTTCTACTCCGGCAATGCCCAGGTCGAGCTTGGCCGAATCTATGTATTCCTGTATTTCACTGTCATAGGCATTGGTTGTTACACGCAATGCTGTTTTACAGTTATCGATTAATGCCATTTACTGGTCCTCCTTGACCGCCTCATAAAAGGCTCTGTTTACCGGCGCATAAGCCATGTGTCCAAGTTCGATTCTCGGATCGCAATAGATCTTATAGCCGTTTTCTCTTGCTCTTATACAAAATGCGCAGTCTTCTCCGGCATTGGCTATAGGAGTGAACCATACTCCGCCACCCTCTTTGGTCGCTATGTCCAGTAAGCACTCGGTCCTCATAAGGACACAGCCAAAACCACATCCGGCAATCTCGAACGGCTCGTCTGGTAATTCGTGAACGTCATCCCATTCAAGTGTGCCCTGGTCATTGACTTCGAGTTTACTGAACAGTACCGGAGTAAACGGTTTGGCTCTCCTGAAGTAAAGCCCTGAAAGGATGTCAATCTCCGGAAGTTCGTCAAGGACCGCTAACATACGTTCAAGTGTGTCCGGCCTAAACACCATATCTGAGTCAAGCCACAGAATATAATCTGCTTCCATCTCAACGCCAAGTGCAGCCAGTTTATTCCTTGACTCGTATATCAGCGAACCTATCAGAAACGATACGGCACATTGACCGTCTTTTTTAAGTGTTGCCAAGCTCTGCGCAAAATGTGCACTTACCATGTCCATGCATGGTACAGCAATCAGTATTTTTTTCATGATTTTTGCCTCCTAAAAAATCACTACTTAAAGTGGTTGCTACTATTTCGTGATCTTAACGAATGCGTTAGGAGCAACAACGCCGATGCCGACAAACTCTCTGCCGATGACTCTTACGAGGTCATAATCAGCCTGGGAAAGTTCGTCAAGCTTGAAGTCGATGCCTTCGCCGTTAGGGAAGTTCATCAGTGCGCCCTGTTCCAGGTCACCTACGATAGCGTAAGTAACGCCAGTAGTAGCAGCTGAAGCAGCAGTCAGGCTGTTGTTGAATACTACAGGCAGACCTTCGAACGGATCAGCGTCAAAGCCGTTAGCGTACTGAGCAGCCTTGAAAGTACCCCAAGTTGCCTTGTTCATGATTACTACAGGGTTATCAGCCTCGTCTGACAGCTTAGACATTGCAGCAGCTACAGTGCCAACGCCGACAGTTGCAGCAGTCAGTACAGGAACCGCAACCTGAGTTGAAGTTGATACAGTACCGCAAGCAACGATCTTAGCGATGAGTTCGTCAGCAGCCTTCTTAGCGATCTTGTAAGCAAGCTCGTCATAGATGTACTGCAGGAATGCTTCTCCTCTGAGATCCAGAGCTTCGTCAGAAATGGATACCCACTTCTTGATGCTCTTAGGTACGAGTTCAACAGTACCAAGTACCAGAGTCTCTTCTGTTACCTGCTGTCCCTCGGTGTGAATAGTAGCGTCTCCAGCTGAGAGCTCGAAGCCAACCTTCAGGTTGCCCTTAATGAAGGCTTTCTTAACTCTTGATACGATACCTTCCTTGTCCCATGCAGTCTTTACGATCTCATAAACGAGTTCAGGAACAGCAATAGTACCGGAAGCGTTCTCAGTCAGCAGTGCTCTGCATTCTGTGTCTTCGCCTGTCTTGATGTACTCAGCATAAGCGTCGATGTATTCAGGCGTGTTTCTGATTTCCATATCAGCCATTTTTGTTTCCTCTCTTTTTTCGATTTCGATTGTTTCCTTGTTAGCAATAACGTCTTCCATTGCTCTCTTTTCTTCTACAATGGCAGCTTCGGCCTTTTCGATTTCAGCCACGATGTTCTGACGTTCTTCCATCAGCTTTGCGCTTCTCTCTTCGAGGTCTTCTACAGATGCTCTTTCAACCGTTTCTTCTTCGGCTGATTCTTCTTCTGCAGGTTCCTCTTCTTCTGCTGGAGCCTCTTCCGGTTCCTCAAGCTGAGCTACGATGTCAGAAAGTTCGGCGTCTATCGCTTCAAGCCTTTCTTTGAGTTCGTCCAATGTCATTTGGATATTACCTCCTTGATTTTCTTTGCCAGTTCTTCTCTGTGCTCAAGATCTCTCCGTCTCTCTTCCTCTGCCCTCAGTCTCTCCGCTTCGGCAGCCTTCTCTGCTTCAATCACTCCGTTGAAGTAGTCACGCACGTGAAGTTCTGTAGTTGGATTAGCCGGGAAGCTAACCGCCGATATATCAAAGACCTTTGCAATTCGGTCAATGATTCTTGTTCTGGATTCCGCATCATAGTGGTCTTCCGCAACAGTAAATGCGAATGACATCTGCGGATAGTTGCCGGCAGCGATCTCTTCAAAGTGTTCCTGGGCAGCTCTCGTCTTTGACAGGTCTGTAATCTGATGCAGACCGTGTTCGTCAATGTCGAGTTTGATTGTTCCTGCCGAGGATCTCGCATAGACCTTGCCTTCGTGATCGACACGGTACACAACGTCTGTCATGTCCGCTTCATCAAATGCAGTAGGCTCGATTCTTTCGTTGTAATCTTCGCCATCGATTTCGATGAGCTTATAAGGCTCGAACGTGGATGCGTAACCTTCCACTAAAAAAGACGGCTTGTCACCGTCTTCCCTGACCTCATAGGTCATGTTTCTGTATTCTCTCTCACTCATTGTCTGTATTCTCCTCTAACTCGTTAACGTTCTTATACTCGCCTCTTATGGTCCTGATATCGCCACCATCTACAGGAGCAAGGTTGAATACTTCTCTCGCTTCGTTGATACTGAAAATACCTCTGTCCGTAAGCTGCGCTGCTACCTGTAACTTGTCAGCATTGCTCATATACTGGAGCCTGTTGCTCGTAAAGACTACCTCATTGCCGGTCGCTCTCTCACGCTCTGTGAACATCGCCTTTGTAAGACCATCCGAGAGTGCAATGGCAAAGACCTCTACACAGCCCTCATAGAATGCGGACCATGAATCGCCGTATGCTTTGTTCTGCAGTACGTCCTCGTTCACGCCAAAGTAGTTGTAAACATTGGTCTGTATCTGCTTCATCTGGTCAGCGTCTACCGTGTACGGCTTATTGTCATACTGGTGGATGTCCGTATAGGTGTTCGGGAACAACAGCATTCCGTCAGACTCTCCGCTAAATGCCAGAGATCCGAAACGTGTTGCCTCCTTCTTTAGGTCTTCATCCATCGTGAAGTTCTGCATCTTCGCCCAGAATCTAAACGTAGCGCCGTTCTTGATCGCTTCCTCGATGCCCTGCTTATTCAGGTCAATCATCTTGATGGTCGGTTCAAGCGCTACATTCGATTCTCCGAAGAAGTCCTTCTTGTACTGGTGCTGGGTAAGGACAACACACTCGTTCAGTCTCACGGCTCCTATCTCGCCGTTA